CGGGCTTTGAGCGCCTCCTCGTTGCCGACAGGCACGCGTCCGGCATTCAATCCGCGCATCCTGACGAACTCGCGCCAATCGGCCACCGGCCAGAGTCCGTTAGATAAAGCCTTGGGCGCGCCGTCTATCTTCTGCCAAGTCGAAAGCGTGCGGCGGGAAACGCCAAGTACGGCAGCGAGTTCCACGAGTGTCTTGGTGTAGGCCAGCGTTTCCGCAATGCCCGCCGCCCGGGATTCGATGCGTGTGCGTTCGGCAACCGTGAGCGGCTTTCCAGCGGCGACCTTCTTGACGATGTTCTGGAAATCGGCATCGAGGATCTTCTCGGCGATGTCCGGGGCGAGAGTTTGCCGCGCTTCGTCGTGAGATCGTGGATTGCTCATGGCTTCACCGCCACCCATCCGGCGAAGTTCAGATGCCGCCAGAAGCAATCGACCGATGTGAAACCTTCCTGATGGAGAAGTTCCTCGTTCCAGCGTGCGGTGACGGGAACCAGCACGCCTTCGAGTGACATCCGCTTGCGGTCGATCTGGCTCTCGGAATATCCGTTCTCCCGCTTGATGTTGAGGAAGAGATTCACGAACGCCTCATCGAGTTTCGCCGTGGCACCGAGAACCTTCTCTACCAGGATGAAAGCTCCACCGGGAGCCAGTGACTCGAACACCCGTCGCACGATCTGCTGACGGTATTCGATGGGGGTGAATTGCAGGGTGAGCACCGAGAGCACAAGGCTGGAGGTCACACCGGGAAACTCGTGGCGCAGGTCGGCAGACTGGATGCTGACGCGATTGCCGTGAGGGTGGTAGGTGAAGTTCTGACGCGCCGCCTCGATCATCGGATCGCTGATTTCCAGGCCGATGTAATCGTTGGCCGCGCCAAAGTTTGAGACGAACGGCAGCAGCGCCTGGCCGCGGGAGCATCCCATGTCGATGATGGCGGTGCCGGGTTGCACGAATCGCCGGCCAACTTCGAAGGTCACCATCCGCATCGCGTTGTATTGCGGGATGCTCCGCTGGAGCATGTCGTCGAACACTGCGGTCACTTCCTGATCGAACTGCCAGGCTCCGCGTGGAATCACCTCGTCACGTTGGGCTTCACTCATGCCCGCGTGGCGGATGTCAACGCGGCAGGCGTTTGACGATCCGCGTTCCTTCTGTCAGGCAGGTGCCTTCCGCCGTCACCCATAAGCAGGGAATGGAGAACTTCGCATACATCTCGCGGGTCCGAGGATTGCTCTCAATCGCGAGGTAGCTGGCGTCATCGCCGTGAATCGGGAACACGTCCTTTTTCAGCAGATGTTCTTTGATTGCCGGTGGATTCCACCAACCCTTCGGTGCGAAGCACGCATCCTGAGGTCGCCAGCCGGTTTGCTCCTCAATGTGGTCGAGCGTTTTGAGCGTCCATGTTTCCGGGCGGGCGGTGATGAGAACGACTGTGTGCGGTCTTACGAGTTCCACCAGCCATTGCCGGTATTGCTCGTTGGCGAGCCGCTTCTCCATGCGCTCGGGCGTGGTGCCGCGTGCCGGATTGTTCGCCACCAGCGTGTAGTTGAGGTCTAGCAGGATGATCATAGGGTAATCTGAAGACGTTGGGAGAAAGAGTCCATGGCGCATTGCGCGAGTTCCATGCGGGTGCCGTCCGGATAGGGCAGGTTGAATTCGAACTCGATGGCCGCACGCAGGCGGGCTGGATCGACGGGACGTGCCGCCGCGCAGGCCGCGTTGATGTTGTTGGAAAAGTCATCGACTTTCACCGAGCGGAAGAATGGGCCGAAGAGGTCGCGGAACTCCGAAACAGTGTGATACTTCTGGACCTTGGGCTTGTCCTGAAAATCGCCGATGCGGATGCCCGGTTCGTAGTCGAGGCGGAACGCGATGTTGCCCGCGTTGCTCTCGTTCATGAACGCCTTGCCATTGACCTGCCGCCAGCCGGACTCTCCGGCAGAGGACGCGCAGGCATAGACCTTGGTGAACGGTTTGCACAGAGCGGCGCAGAGGCAGGCGATGTGCTCGCGGTCTTCACGGAACGGCACGGAATTCAGCACGCTTGCGATGAAGATGCTCGTCCATTCCTTGCCTGCCGCCACCTCTGCGAGAAATGCGCGTGCCAGTTCCACACTCTCCGCCTTGTTGATGCCCCCTGGTCCAAGCCGATACGGCTCGAACGGCGTGCAGTCGATCCCGGCCTGGCGCAGGAGGAAGGTTTCCGTCAGGTGGCCGGCACCGAAGTCGAGAATCGTCGTCCCGTGCTCCTTGGTCCAGCGGGTGCGGTCGGATGCCTTGCCAATGTCGAAGTCCTTGCATGGTTTCGCGCCGTGCGTGGCGAAGACGAATCCGTTGCCAAGCTCGCGCCTCACCCGCCGTGCGCGGCGGAACGAATTAAAGCGGAGCATGTCGGCATAGCGCGTGTGGATGTCGAAATCCATCGAGAGCAGATTCATCATGGCTCGGGCGAATTCAGCTTCCTGCTCGGTGACGAACACGACCGGCGCGAAGGCCGCGCCTTTCTCAGCCAGCATTTCCAAACGACCGATTCCGTTGATGACGGTCAGATCCTCGCGGCAAACGATGGGCATGACGATGCCGTGACGATGCAACGTGCGGGCGAGGTTGCGGGCATACTGAATCCAGCGGCCCGAGTTCACCTTGCAGAGATCCTTCACGCTCACTTCCGCGGGCTTGAGGCAGCGCAAGAAACCATCGCTGCCGACCTCCTTGTCGGGGATGCAGGCAGCGAGCGCCTCAATGTCCAGCGATTGCAACTCACTGGTGACCCTGCCAGGCGTGCTGTTGAAATCGAAATCGTTGGTCGCCCGGTTGAACACGATGTTGAGCGCTTTGCGCTGGTCGAGGTCGAGCGCCTTGGTCCGGGAAACAGGGACGTGCGTGGCCCCCATTCGCGATGCGACGAGGTGGCGCTGGTGGCCGGAAAGAATCTCGCCGTCCGAGTCGGCGAAGATCGGGGCGATGAAACCGAGCTTGCGAAGCGACAGTTCGATCAGGTCAAGCCGCTCGGCAACCGCCGACCGTGGATTGTAGGTCGATGGTCTAACGGCGTCGATGGATTCGAGGGTGATGTTCATAGTCCGAGGCGGCTGCGGATTTCGTTGAGCACACTTTCTTTGTCGAAACCGGCGTCCTGTTTCACGCGGTCACACCACGCGATGAATTCCTCCTGGGTGATGCGGAACCGGTAGAGTCCGACCGCAACCGTGACATCGCTCTTGTCGAGTTCCTTGTCGTGGCGGTCGTCGTCATCCTCGTCATCGTCGTTGCCGCCCGGATTGAGCAGGCCCTCGATGTCGGCAGGCTCGAAGCCCGCGAGAATCGTATCGAAGTCGGCGGCCTTCCACTCGTTGGCGATTTTTTCGAGTTCGTTGAGATCGACCGTGGACAGTTCGGCCAAGCGATTGTCGGCCACCAGCACGGCAAGTTCGTCGTTCTCGCTGGCGAAGTTCTGATAGTCCACCGGCACGACCTCGACGCCGAGGTGCTTGGCTGCCATCAAGCGGCCGTGGCCGGAAACGATCAGGCCGGTGAGATTGGAGACGGTGATTGTTTGCCGCCATCCGAAGTAGCGGATGTTCTTGGCGAGCAGTTCAATCTGCCGCTGCGGGTGGGTGTTCGGGTTGCGCGGGTTGGGTTTCAGTTCACCAACCGGCACGAGCTTGTCGAAGCTACACCAGACTTCGATGCCATTGGCGAGAGTGCGGGCTTTTGGGGTGTCATCCGTCATCGCCGTGGCTGCCGCTGTCAACAGTCGCCCGCATCCAGCCAGGATTCCAGATCGGCCAGCGCGGCCCGGACGCATCCGCCGCTGCCAACCGCGATCCTCAAGGAGGTCGCTTCATCCACTGGCCAGTGACGGCGGAGCATGGCTGCAATTTCCTCGGTGGACGGAGCGGCGAGCTTGATCGACTGGAAGCGTGTCTGGAACCGCTCCGTTAGGAGATCGAGTTGCAGATTGCTGGTGCCGATCACTGCACGACCCGGTGGCAGTCGGTCGAGATAGCTCAGGAGCAAGTCCTGTGCATCCCGCGTGCAGCGATCCATTTCGTTGATGATGCGAACGGAATAGACTCCAAACAGCGAGCAGGTGCCGAGGCTGGACATCCATTGCTTCACGGTTTCGACGGTGACGAGCTTGCCGTTGAACTCCTCGACAGCGAAGCGCGTGCCGGCCAACTCGTCAGCCACCATGTCGGCGATGCTGGTCTTGCCGACACCGGGCGGGCCGTAGAGCAGGATCTTCACCGGGACGGCAGGATCGTCGTGGAGCTTGCGGGCTTTAGTGACGAGGCGAGCTGCGACCGTGGCGGCGGGTCCGCAAAGGTCATCGGGTTCTGTAGGTCGCCAGGCCAGCGGCGGGCTTGCAGGGCGTGGCGGCGGGGTTGGCAGGATCTTCAAGGGTTGTGACATGGGGATATGGATTTGGGTTGGTGATGGCCCGGGCGACGGCCTCCGCGCCCTTGCGGTAGAGGGTGACGGCGAGCAATTCGCCATCCACCCACACCGACCAGTAGCGCGTGGCGTAGCCATCGGGTTTGCGGTATTTTTCGACTGCGACCTTCATCAGAAGTTGTAGTCGTGGAAGTGATGGCGGCCGGAAACAACCCGTTCGCCGTTGGTGGTGCGGAGTTTGCCATCCTTGCGGACGCTGGCGCGATGGATCGCACCCTGCGGATTCGACTGATAGGCATACCGCTGTTCGGCGTTGTTCACGCAGTGGCCGGCGAATCCGCCAGGGATGAACTCGGGTTTCCAGTCGTCGAGAACGGCGGTGTCCTCCTGCATCCAGATGGTCTTGCCGCTGGGGCTGACGCGGATCACCGTGCAGGCGGTCCGGTCGCTGTAGTGGCAGACGGTCGCGCCGTCACCGACAGTCGGTGTCCAGTCGGGCGCGCTCATTTGCCCCACCCCTCCCTCCGACTGCGGGTCTTGATCGAGTTGGGGGACAGTCCGTAATGCTCGGCGGTCTGCTTCACGCTGCGGCATTCGAGCCAGTAGTCCCGGACCTGCGACCAGTGGTCGTCACCGTGGCCGGGATTGCCGACCTTCTTGGCGGGCTTGGATGCCTTCGCCTTGGGTGGCGTGGCCTCTGCGGGCGTTGGTTCGGGCTCAGCCGCGTCAGCGAACGCGTCGTAACGTCCCGGGCTGGCCTCGGTCGCCGGACGGGTGAGCGGCACGACATTCGCAGCGGGCGCGACGTTGTTGCCGTCGCCCCCGGCGAGGATTTCCGCGACGATTTCACGGATCAGTGGCACGGGGATTTCGGTGATGGTGAAAACCAGTCCGTTGAGCGTCTTGCGCCCGATGGACTGCTTGAGAAACTTCAAAGCCTCACCTCGGGTGCGGCCCTGATAGCGGCCTTCGAATACATTGGTTTCTTTGTCGTCGCAGACGATCCAATACAGTTTGTTCATGGTGGTGTTATGGTTTGGTGTTGGTGATGTTGCCGTCGGTGTCGATCCGGACGCTGAACACCAGCAGTCCGATTTTTGTTTGCTTGGCGAAGTTGGCCCGGAACTCGCGGGCGTGGATTCCGGCCATGGGATCGACCGGCAGGATGCGCCGAACGGTGAAGCCGTTTTGTTCAAGACTGCGGATGCTTTGCTGCATCGCCTTGGTGAGGTATCTGTTGGTGATAGATGCTGTTGTCATAGCATCCCTCATCTGCCCGTCTGATCGGGCACGTCCATGTCTTTTTTCGTCTTTCTGTTGGAGAGTTTTCATGACGGAAGTGGGCGGTTGATTTGGATGGTGCGGCCTTTGGTTTCACCGGCGGTGTAACTGCCCGAATGCAGGCGGCGCGACCGGGTGTTGCGATTGCGGAGCTTGCCGTAATTGTCCTCGACGTATCGGGTGATGACCGCCTGCTGGTCCACGACGACCAGTCCGTATGTTTGGCGCTGGTCGGCGGCGTAGGATTGTTCGGCCCGTTGTTTCGCCGCTTTGAGTTCGGCGTTCAGGCCGTCGCGCAAGCCCCGGTAGTAGGATGCCTTGTCCGGGTTGGCGTGGGTCCGCTTGAACTCGTTCCAACAGCGGAAGAATGTCTGCCGCAGGTAGTTGAAGGCATAGATGGCAAAGTCGATGTCGGCGGCGGCACCAATGATGTCCACCGGTGTCCCCCGCCCATCGGGCATCAGGATCGTCTTCACGTTGAAGTGCGCCTGCAGGATCGAGAGAATCATCAGGTCGGCCGGGTTGAGGGTCTTCGGCAGATCGACCTTGCCCTTGTTGACGGTGAAGCCCGCGCCGCCCGATTC